CAACATAAGGGCACAACCTTTATAGGTTGGGAATAACATGGCACAAACTCCTGAGGCCAAGGTCAAGGCCAAAATCAAAGCAATCCTTAAAGCACACGGGGCTTACTACGCTATGCCGATTGGCACAGGGTTAGGCAATAGCGGTGTTCCCGACTTCCTTGTGTGTCACGACGGATGCTTCTTAGGCATCGAAGCCAAAGCGGGTAAAGGCAAGACTACTGCACTACAAGAAAAGAACCTACGGCAAATCCGTGAGGCTGGTGGTGTGGCTATGGTTATCAACGAAACAAACCTCGCTACTCTTGCAGAGTGGCTAACAACTAACAAATGTTAGGTCTTGAATGAACATACTAACAATAGACTTCGAAACTTACTACTCTGCTGACCTTGGGTTTGCCAAGCAGACCACTGAGGAATACGTGAGGGATCAGCGTTTTGAAGTTATAGGTGTTGCAATACAGGTAAACGACGGTGAACCAGAGTGGTGTAGTGGCGACCATGAAACCCTATGCCAGTTCCTGACCTCGTTTGATTGGGGGAATTCCCTAGCCCTTGCGCACAACGCCATGTTTGACGGGGCAATTTTGAACTGGATATTCGGTATTAGGCCAAAAGGTTGGCTTGATACGCTCTCGATGGGCAGAGCATTGCATGGGACAGAGGTTGGCGGTAGTCTTAAAGTATTAGCCTCACACTACGATGTGGGCGTGAAAGGCACTGAGGTTGAAGATGCTAAGGGCCTACGGCGTCAGGACTTTACCCCTACGCATCTAGCCACTTACGGTGAGTATTGCAAGAACGACGTTAAGCTGACCTACTCTATATTCTTGCTTATGAGTAACAGGTTTCCCGCAGCGGAGCTCAGGCTCATTGATTTGACCATCCGTATGTTCACCGAACCTACGCTGGAGTTGGACGGTGATTTGCTTGACGAACATCTGTTCTACATACAGGGCACAAAGGTAAAGTTGCTTGCTAACTACAACAAAGAAGACCTGATGAGCAACCCAAAGTTTGCTTCGCTGTTAAAGGTTCATGGCGTAGAGCCACCTAAGAAAAAAAGCCCCACGACAGGCAAAGAAACTTACGCATTTGCTAAGACTGATGAAGCGTTCAAGGCACTACTTGAGCATGACAATCCTGCGGTGCAAGCGTTAGTAACTGCAAGGCTAGGCACTAAGTCTACGATTGAAGAGACTCGCACCGAGAGGTTCATTGATATAGCCAAACGCGGTAATCTGCCCGTACCCCTACGTTACTATGCGGCACACACTGGACGCTGGGGCGGTGATGACAAACTTAACCTACAAAACCTACCAAGGGGGTCAATACTCAAGAAAGCAATAAGGGCTCCGCAGGGCTACATGATGATTGACTCAGACTCATCACAGATCGAGGCACGCACGCTTGCGTGGTTGGCGGGACAAGACGACTTGGTAAAAGCGTTTGAGGACGGTGAGGACGTATACAAGATTATGGCGTCAGCCATTTACGGCAAGGACATAGATGAGGTTACCAAGGACGAGAGGTTCGTAGGTAAGACGACGATACTAGGTTGTGGCTACGGTATGGGGTCAAAGAAGTTCCAAGCCCAACTCAAAGGATTTGGCGTAGAAGTATCTGCGGATGAAGCCAAACGGATTATCGATACATACCGAGATAAATACCCCCAAATCACTAAGCTTTGGAAAGATGCTGGTAAGGCAATAGAAGCAATGCTTGGCAAACAGCACACTACGCTAGGCCGGAATAATTTGCTGAATGTGGAAGGCGAGGACGGCGTACGACTACCTAATGGTTTATACCTACGGTACCCCAACTTACGTTTGTATCAAGAAGAAGGCGAAGAGAAGGCCGAGGTTGTCTACGACACCAAGAAAGGCAAACAAGTTACCAATACGCGCATCTATGGAGGTAAGTTGGTAGAGAACATATGTCAGGCGTTAGCCCGCATTGTTATTGGTGAGCAGATGCTCATGGTGGCAAGAAAATACAAAGTAGTAATGACTGTACATGATGCTATTGCATGTATTGTCCCGGAGCATGAAATTGAGACTGCTGTGGAATACGTAGAGTTATGTATGCGGCTACGCCCCAAGTGGGCGCCCGAGTTACCCTTGAACTGCGAGGCTGGGCATGGTAGAAGTTATGGTGATTGTTAGGAGGGGAAAATGACAAACGAAGAAGTAATGCAATTAATGACAGATATGGGGCTACATGAAGGTGGCATGGAAAACTGGGTAATTGACAATGCTTGGGTTAAGTTTGCTAATCAAGTAGAGAAGCGCAAGTGCGAAGAGTTAGCAGACAAGATAGCTCGGATGCCATTTGGTGATACTTCGGCATCGTTTGCAGTTTGGGTGAGGGGGCAACAATGAGTACACCACAAGAATATTGGGATGTGTGTCTTATAAAAACATGGCGCAATATAGGCACGTTGCAAGATGCGTGCAATATGTTTAAGGACATTGTGGGCAAATGGCCCGATGAATGTGACCCACCGCTACTACGCTACCCGACAATTTTTGTACCTTACGGCGTTCAGATGCAATACTTTGTTGCAAGCTTCTTACCCAAGATGAGCGATTGGTTATGGTCGCACCCCCCTGACAAGGATGTAGAGTTGCTACGCAAGGTGTCTAAATCCAAATACACCACAGCTAAAAAATATGTGCGAACACAGGACGATAAAGAACGCGCAAATATTTCCAAAAAACAAAGGAAAGACAGAGAGTTACGCACATTAAGAACTGAAAAGTACAGCACGAGAAACAGTGCTACAGATTGGAACGTAATCAAACCTGCTGGTAAGTATAGAGGAGGGGTACGTAGATGAGAAAACCAATAGGGCTCACCGCGCCATACCGCGAAGATGACGATGACATCCAAGACTACAAGAAGCCTTGGGTTGGGCTGACGGATGAAGAGCGGTTGTTTATTGTGCTTACTGCACCACCAACTTTTATGAATCATAAAGATGATGTAAGAGAGACAGCGCTCACCTTTGCGGAGGTTGTGCAAAAACTAACAGAAGCCAAACTCAAGGAGAAGAACACATGAATCAAAAATCTCCGTTTGAACAGTGGAGAGAAAACCACCTGTACCAAATTGCCGTATCCCCTGAAATTCTCAAGCTGATAGCAGAGGCTTTTCAGGGTGGGAGACTCTACGAAATGCAACCTTTTCAAAATCTTGAATGGGCGGGGCTGACACCCTTGAACATTGAAGACGAGTATGTCTGCAATTATTTGTGGGAGAGGGCTTTAATTGCTGTTGATGATCCCTGTTGCCGCAGTCATCCTCATGAAAACATGAACGAATACTGCCAGCGCAGAACTGAATTGGCTCGGTATCAAGCCAAACTCAAGGAGAAAAACACATGATGTATTTTGAAAAGAATCAACCGCACTACCTCGTATGGCCTGTGCTTGCGTTTGGTAAAGATGACATAGAGGGCTTTTGGATTGGCATCGGCTGGCTGAATAAAGAGATTGGCTGGAAGGAGAACGGCTACACAGAGGAAACACAAGACGGCAACTGCAAAAAATGTAAAGATGGTTGCCCCGCCTGTGACGCTAGGAAACTTATCAAGGAGAAGAACAGTGTTTGAAGATGTACCACTACTAAACAAAGAACGTGATAAATCATGGGAAGCGTTTATCAAGCGCAAAGATGTGAAGAAGATGTTCTCACAAGAGGGCTTTGGTTTTCCACTAGATCGTGGTTACTACGACCTATGGTGTATCGCTTGGGCGAAGGCTTGGGATAAAGGATTTCATGCAGGAAGGGAGAAGAACCATGCATGATGTATTTGTATTTATAGCGGGGATGTTGATGCCCCTAGTTATGGGCGTAGTCGTAGAGGCTTGCGATTGGGTTAGGGCAAAGATAAAAGAAAATAGGAGCGACAAATGACAGCTGAGGATGAAGAATTCAATCGTATTGAGCGCGAAAGCAAAATAAAGCAGGAGTATGTGAAAGCCATGTACGCCCCACATCCTGATTGCCCAAAGTGTGCCGAGAATAGAGAAGCCCGCAATCTGTGGCGCACCTTGGCATTGGACTTGTGGGATAGATACAAGGATAAAAAATGAGTATTGTTTGGTCGTTCAGTAGCCTCAAGACATTTCAGCAGTGCCCACGTAAGTACTACCACACTAAGATAGCCAAAGATGTTGTTGAGCCCGATACAACAGCAACGATGTACGGCAAGACTGCACATACTGTGGCAGAGGAATACATCAGGGATGGCAAGCCCATTCCACCAGCGTTTGAGTACATGAAGGGCACACTGGATGCACTTAACAAGATTGAAGGCGAGAAACTATGCGAAGTGAAACTTGGACTGACGAAGAACTTAGAAGCTTGCACGTTCAATGCGCCGACTGTTTGGTGGCATGGCATAGCCGATTTGGTAGTTATCAATCGGAAGAAGGGATTAGCACATTCAGTAGACTACAAAACGAGCAAGAGTGCGAGATATGCGGACGTAAAGCAACTCGATCTTGTAGCCTGTGGGCTTTTCGCCAAATTTCCGGAGATCAAGCGAGTCAAGTCCGCATTGATCTTCACTGTCTCGAAAGAGTTCGTTGAAGCGGAGCATCACAGAGAGATGATACCCAAGTACATAGATAAACCAACACAAGATGTTGCAAGAATTGAGGCTGCGTTAGAAAATAGAGTGTGGAATCCCATACAAGGCCCACTGTGCAAGTTCTGCGCAGTGAAATCATGCGAATACAACAGGAGTTGAAATGCCATACGTGAACAAACCCCGCCCCTACAAAAAGGAATATAAGCAACAAGTCGCCCGTGGCGAACATGAAGCCCGCATGGATAGGCAACGTGCTCGTAACGAGATGGACAAGAAGGGAGTTAACCGAGCCGGAAAGGACATTGACCACTCGGTTCCTCTTAGTAAGGGCGGTACAAACGCACCTAGTAACTTGAAGCTGAAAAGCCCAAGTGCCAATCGTTCGTTCAGTCGCAATTCAGATCACACAGTTAAAACAAACAAACCAAAGAATAAATGAAATTATCAGAATACGAATGGCCAAGACCACACGGGTTTACGCCGTTCAACCATCAGAAGTCTACTGCCGAGTTCCTCATAGCAAACCGTAAAGCGTTTTGTTTCAACGAGCAAGGCACAGGTAAAACAGCATCAGTCATATGGGCAGTTGATTACCTAATGCAGTTAGGATTAGTGAAGCGTGTGTTAGTGATATGTCCGCTGTCTATTATGAAGTCCGCATGGCAACAAGACTTGTTCAAGTTTGCCATTCACCGCACTGTGTCCGTTGCTTACGGTTCAGCTAAGAAGAGAAAAGAAATTATCAACGCTGGAAACGAGTTTGTCATCATCAACTTCGATGGTGTGGGCATCGTAAAGAAAGAGTTGATTGACGGTGAGTTTGATTTGATTGTGGTGGACGAAGCGTCCGCTTACAAGAACAACAAGACCGTGCGTTGGAAAGACCTACGCGACCTAACAAGAGTTATAAAAGGTTTGTGGATGTTGACTGGAACGCCAGCAGCTCAGTCTCCTGTGGATGCTTTCGGATTAGCAAGGCTAGTCAATCCAGACGCAGTGCCTATGTTTGTATCCCATTTCAAAGATCAAGTCATGTACAAGATCAGTGATTACAAATGGATACCACGTCCTGAGGCCAAGGCTATCGTGCATCGTGCCTTACAACCAGCAATTAGGTTTGAAAAGAAAGACTGCCTAGACCTGCCGCCCGTAACATTCGTTGACCGTGACGCCCCGCTAACACCACAACAGTTGGTGTACTACAAAAAGTTAAAGAAGGACATGTTGATTGAGGCCGATGGGGAAGAAATCTCCGCAGTCAACGCCGCGATACAAGTCAACAAGTTACTACAAATATCTGGTGGTGCGGTCTATACGGACACTGGCGAGGTTTTAGAGTTCGATGTATCAAGCCGACTCAAGATAGTGCATGAGGTTGTAGACGAGACTAGCAATAAAGTATTGGTGTTCGTGCCATTTACGCATACGATAGAACTGCTTGAAAAGTATCTAACTAAGCATGGCATAACAAACGAGGTCATCAACGGCAGTGTAAGCGTGAACAAACGCGCTGATATAGTCACGCACTTCCAAAACAACGAGCATCCAAAAGTCTTAATCATTCAGCCTCAGGCCGCATCCCACGGACTTACCCTTACCGCTGCCGACACAATCATCTGGTACGCTCCATGTACTAGTGTAGAAACATACCTCCAAGCCAACGCACGCATTGATAGGCCCGGCCAAGTTAATGCTATGACTATCGTACATCTAAGCGGTAGTCAAATCGAGCGCAGGATGTATTCCCTACTACGGGGTAACGTAGCAAACCACAACGAGATCATTGACTTGTACAAACAAGAAATAATTTCTGAAGATACTTGACAATGTCAAATGTTGTGATAAACTAACCACTCAAAAACAAACTGGAGCTAACGATGGACGCAGGAGTTCAGGACGAAGTCACCGCCCGACAAGACATCCCCCTAGACAAACTCACAATGATTTATATCAAGATACGCGATGCGCGTGACGACCTCACCGCAAAGTACAAAGCCAAACACGCAGAGTTAGAAGAGCAACTCGGAGTGATTGAGCAACAGATGCTAGAGACTTGCAAAGACCAAGGAGCAGATAGCATACGCACCCCACATGGCACGATTGTTCGTTCAGTTAAGTCACGGTACTGGACAAACGATTGGGATTCTATGTACGCCTTCATTGAAGAAGTTGGCGACTTTGGCCTGTTAGAGAAGAGACTTCATCAGACACACATGAAGGAGTTTCTTGCAGAGAATCCAGACCTTTACCCGAAAGGGCTAAATGTCGAAAACGAATATACCGTGGTTGTTAGACGTTCTAAGGATAAATAAGATGAGTGAACTTACACTTTTAAACCAAGACCTCCCCGACTTTTTGCAAACAGCAGGAGTTAGTGAGCTTACAAAACAATTAGCTGGTCGTACTGGCGTCAAGCGCATCGTGCCTAAAAACGGAATCTTCCGTAAGACGGTCGGTGGTGAGGAAATGGGCAAAGTCAAAGGTAACTTAAATGTTATCGTTGTGAGCGCATCTCCCAAGGTTGGGCGTATCTTCTACGCTAAGCAGTGGACTCCCGAAGCCGAGCCAAGCGCACCCGATTGTTTTTCTAACGACGGCCAAGCGCCTGATGCAAGTTCTGCAAACCCACAGTCTGCTCGTTGCGATTCATGCGATCAAAACATCAAGGGTTCGGGTCAAGGTAACTCAAAGGCTTGCCGTTACTCACGCCGTATTGCGGTCGTGTTGGAAGAGGACTTCAATACTTCTTTGCAAGGCGAGGTCTATCAAATGAACTTGGCGTCCAAGTCTTTGTTTGGTGATAGCGTTGGCGACAACACACATCCGTTCGAAAGTTACACCAAGTATCTAGCCAACAACGGTAAGAGTTTGGATTATGTTGTTACTCAACTGAGTTTCAACGAGGACAACGACAACCAATCTATCTTGTTTACACCGACTCGCTTCATCAACAAGAGTGAGTACGCAGTGACTAGTAAGGTTGCAGCTAAACCCGAAGTGCAAAAGATGGTGATTATGACGCCATACCAAGCTGATGTTGCTGGTAAGCCTAAGTTGGAAGCACCTGCTCCCGCACCGAAGGCCAAACCTGTGACGGACGAAGATGCCGTGGAAGAGCCAAAGAAGCGTGAATCTAAGAAGGCTGAAGCACCTGTACCAACTCCCAAAAAGAGTTTGGATGCAGTGGTTGCCGCTTGGACTGACGAGGAATAGTATGGCGGGCTACAGCTTGAATTTGATGTTGGCGAACAAATCCGCTGACGGAAAACATATAGGTGTAGCTTTAGGTAGGCAATGTATCAAGGCTGGCGTTAGTGTTTCTTCGGTTGCGGAGAGATTTAACGTCAGTCGCCAAACGGTTTACAACTGGTTCGAAGGGCGAGTAACCCCAACCAAACCACTTGCTGAACTAATTGAAAAATACACCGCAGTCTTAAAGCAAAAAAACAAACATGGCATTTGATCTACTCGACACGGTACTTGCACCTGAGGGTCGGTACTGCATATTCGGGGCGGACAGTTATCCAGACCAAAGATTTGTAGATACTAGGGAAAAAGCAGAAGAAATAATTCAAGAGTTTGTCAATAAGCAGGTCGATGCGTTCTTCGGATGCGCTAAGTTTGGACCAGCAGATGACAGGACTCACGGCAACGCTCAATACTTTCGTTCCTTGTGGATGGATATTGATTGTGGCCCTACCAAGGGCGTGCCCAATGAGAAGGGGATTATTCAAGGCTATCTAGATCAAGAGATCGGCATGGCAGAGTTGCAAAAATTCTGCAAGGCCACTGGACTACATAGACCCATACTGGTGAACTCCGGCAACGGGATTCACGCCTACTGGTTGTTTGACCGCACGCTCACTCGCCAAGAGTGGACACCGCTGGCTAAGCGACTAAAGCAACTGTGCAAAGAGCAAGGGCTGATCGTTGACCCACAGGTCTTCGAAGCCTCACGTATCTTGCGCCCGATGAACTCGTTTAACTTCAAGAACAAAGATGAGCCTAAACCCGTTTTTGTCTTGAACGAACACACCAAGGCGCTGTCGTACGAAGCCTTCAAAGCACTACTCGGCGCTCCCGAGATAGAGGAAGAAAAGCCTGACTTTGTACCGATGGCGATGAGCCCAATGATGGAAGCATTAATGGGCAACAAGGTTAAGAAGTTCAGAACAATCATGCAACTGGGCGAGAAAGGTTGCGCCCAACTCAACTACTGCTATGAAAATCAAGGGGCTATAAGCGAACCCCTGTGGATGTCGGCACTCTCTATTACCGCTTTCTGCGTAGATGGAGACAAAGCCGCACACAAAATGTCAGATAAACACCCTGAGTATGACCCGTCAGAGGTCAATGGGAAGCTTAGAAATATAAGAAAGAATGGAGGACCACATCACTGCGACACATTTGAAGAACGAAATCCCGGCGGCTGTGAAGGCTGTCCGCACAGAGGCAAGTTCAAATCACCCATCGTATTGGGCGTAGAAATTGAACAAGCCACAGAAGAAGATAACTTTGTCGAAGTCGTAACCGCCGCAGCTACTGAGAGACTACAGATACCAGAGTATCCGTTTCCATTTTTCCGTGGCAAAAAGGGTGGAATTTATGTAAGACCGCCCAAAGATAGCGAGGAAGAATCTGAGCCGAAGTTGGTTTACGAGCACGACCTATACGTAATAAAACGTATGCGGGACAAAGAGTTGGGGGAAATGGCGCTGTTTAGGCATCACCTACCGCACGACGGTATGAAAGAGTTTGCTATTACTACAGCAGCCATATCTTCTAAAGACGAGCTGCGCAAACATTTAGCGCAACAAGGGGTGATGGCACACCACAAGCAGTATGAAAACCTTGCTTCGTATGTCATTACATCGGTTAAAAATTTACAGTACACAAAGAGAGCAGAGCTTATGAGAACACAATTTGGATGGGTAGATGGAGATAGCAAATTTATTATGGGTGACAAGGAGATCACCAAAGACGGCACGTTCTACAGCCCGCCGTCATCAACAACCGACTTCTTCGCAGAAAAGATTCACACCAAAGGCGACTTTGGTAAGTGGAAAGAAGTATTTAATCTGTACGGTAAAAAGGGTATGGAGCCCCACGCGTTTGCCGCACTGATTGCGTTTGGCGCACCGCTATTTAAATTTACGGGACTCAAGGGCGCAATCGTTAACGTAATCTACGAAGAGGCTGGATCGGGCAAGTCAACAATTTTGCGTATGTGTAACAGTGTGTACGGAATGCCGTACGAACTTATGGCAATCCAAAAGGATACGCTCAACGCCAAGATGCAACAACTTGGTGTGATGAACAATCTGCCCAACACAATCGACGAGATTACGAACACCAGCCCGTCAGAGTTCTCTGACTTGTCTTACGGTATCAGCCAAGGACGGTGGAGAAACAGGGTCAAGGGTTCTGAAAACGCTCTGCGCGTCAACAACACTTCTTGGCAAAACATGACTTTGGCTTCGGCTAACGCTAGCTTCCATGAAAAGTTGTCCATGCTAAAGAACACGCCAGACGGGGAATCTGTACGCTTACTTGAATACAAAATTGTGCCAAACGACATCATCGGTGTGGCCTACGGCAAGCAGATGTTTGACCATCAACTAAATGAGAACTACGGTCACGCTGGTGAGATATACCTAAGTTGGCTGGTCAACAACTTGGAAGAGGCCAAGTCCCTCTACATGCAAATCCAAGCCAAGATCGACAAGGAAGTTCAGTTCACATCCCGTGAGCGGTTCTGGTCGGCAGTATGCGCCACCATTATTTCTGGCGGTCTTATTGCTAAGAACCTTGAACTACACGACTTTGATATGAAGGCCATATATGAGTGGATGAAAGGTATGCTGGCTGAGATGCGCGTTGACGTTAAGCCACCGACCGACTCCCCCGTAACTGCACTGGGCGAATTTATCAACGCTTACATCAACAATACCTTGGTTGTAAACGGTGAGGTCGACGCACGAAGTCAGATGCAGTCGATACCGACAATGGAGCCACGGGGCGAGTTGCTGATACGTTACGAGCCAGACACTAAACATCTATACGTTGCGGCTAAACAGTTCAAGGAATTCTGCGTCAAACAGCAGGTCAACTACAAGAACCTTCTCAAAACTTTGACCGACCAGAAGGTGTTCTTGGAAGCCACAAACAAGCGCATGTCTAAGGGCATGAAGGTGTCATCACCCGCTGTACGAACACTAAAGTTTGATACGTCTAATAGCGACTCACTACAAATTGAAACAATGTTGCCCTCAGATGAAGATCGAGACAGTGTCGTATCTGATTGAGTGGAAGAAATTTCGCAAAGGGTATAGCTTTTTCGTACCCTGCATTGACGAGAGAGCCGCTCGGGAAGAACTTAACGCTGTAGCTAAGCGGTTAAAGATGGATATTGTTACAAAAGTAGTGATAACCGACGGGATAAAAGGGCTTCGCGTTTGGCGGGTC